ACACCCTTTTAATTCTCTTTCATAGCTTCTTTTGCAATGATCTTTTTCGTACCAAGAAAAAATCCAATCAATCACCTTTCGCAAATTTGAATTTGGCCGCTCTCGCCAAGTTCTAGCCGAAATCGTTTCGTCTGGATCTCCATTCGCTAAAGTGTTGATAAGCTGGTCAATAGAAACCAACACATTAAAAAAGTAATTTCTCATTTTTTTTCTTGCACGATGACTTTCAGCCTTGATTCATTTTCTTCACTTATTTTTTGCTTTACTGCCATGAGCTGAGCCCTCATGTCTTTTTCTGCGATTTCTGAATAAGGCCGATTCACCAAGTAAAGGATCTGCGTTTGGACGTATTTTTCCATGAATTCAATATAGCTTTGGTCTTTTTTGACAATTCGACTCTCAACAATTTCTGTCACGCCATCCGGCTCAAAACCGACTACAACCTCTTCGTAAACTTCAATAAAGCCGGTCCAGCCAAGTTGCTCAGCTGCTCCTTTTATAAGATCGGCGGAAGCGGTGTAGTTTACTTCTATAACAACATCAGCCGGATCTCCTGTCGGCATATCTTGCGCAAAGCCATCCACCGAAAAAAAGACTACAATTAAAGCAAATAAAACTTTTTTCATTTTCAACATCCTATTTTTATGCACCATCACAAACCCCATCAGCGTCCAAGCTACAGCTCATTACCCCGTCAAGCGTAAAACACTCGGTCCAACCTGCATCGTCAGTATCACGAATCATTAGGCACGATGATGCCCCATTGTCGATTGTTACTGCTTGAGATAATATTCCACCGTTTACGTCAAGCGATTCTGAAGGACTACTTGTTCCAATTCCTACTTTTCCGTCCGATGTAAAACGAATTTTTTCAACTCCTGAAAATCGAAAGAGAAGATCCCTATATACATCTATATTGATAACGCTCCCATAAGCCCCAATGATAAAAAATTTATCATCTTCTTGGTTAGTGCCTAGTGAAATTCTTGGTCCACTCGGTTTACTGCCAATAAAAAAAGCATACCCCGTAGTTGCGCTGTTTCGTGAAACTTTCAAATTACCATTGAAAAGTTGAAGAAGCTCGGTTTGACTCGTCGGCGTATTTCCGGCGTTATCAACGCCCACTACAAGATTACCATTTACTGCCCCGCTTCCAGCAACTTCCAAATTTCGTATCGGTGTAACCGTCCCAATTCCGACATAACCACTTGCGCCTTTCATAACCATAAATTTAGTGGCGCCCGAACTATGTTGAAAAATTAAATCTTTGTCGGTAGCTGCGCTAAATTCTAAGGCGCTCGTTTTACTTCCGATATAATGATTATGCATTGTATACATTCTGGCATTGCTTCTGATATCAAACTGCTCAACCCCATTTACAACAAAATTCATGCTTGTTTGATCGACCCTCAAATTGCCGGAAAATTGCAAATCTCCAATTACGTCGAGGGGAGTAGCCGGAGTCGTTGTACCTATCCCAACATTGCCAGCACTAGCCCCAACCCCGTCGCCTTCTACGTGCAAGCGAGTTACTCCGCCAGTTTCAAGACCAAGATCAAAATTGTCATTATTGCCTAGAGTGCGATTTGCTCCCGCCGTATCGCCGTCATTAGAAAAATCGGCCTTGTCTACTGCTATCGTTCCAGTGATTCCAGAATGAGAGCACGAGATCCCGGTGCCTGAACAATCAAGCTCAAATACTGGCAAGCCCTGCAAACTCCCCTCGTCTGAAATTTTCAGGGGTGGATTCTGAGCTTCTGCGCTAGGTAAGTATAATGTAACGGATGCTGTCACCATTAGTGCCAACATCCACATAAATCTTTTGTGCATCATCAATCTCAATCACTTCTTTTTGTGCTGAATAAACTATCATTCCTGTGGTGCTATCCACATCTGAAGCTCCATAGTAAATCTGACTTGTGGTATTACTTGGGTCTGCAAGTAGTATAACTTTCTTACAGGGAGTTGATGAGGCAACGAGAGTCTCTGCTATTCCTGCTGTAGTTACACTCTTTAATCCAGAGTTAATGGTTGTCGGTAGCGTTTGAGCTACACTCACCTCAGCCTGATCAGAAGCAATAACTACTCGCTGAGTGCCTGCATCAACATTGCCTGCCCCTGTGGTGACATCGTAATCAGCATTGGTGTCAGCGTCCCAGGAGGTGTTTTGGTTTGATACTGTAATTGCCATTTTACTGCGCCTGTCTGCTTGTTACTGCTCTGGCTTTTCTTGTGCCAGTTACAGGATCATCATAAAACTCAACTTCTGTTACTTTGTCCTGAGTAGGAATAAATGGAACTCCTAGATCAGCTGCTGTATCCAGATCACCTTTTCTTGCAAGCTCAGCTGCTTTGAGCTGCATTTCCTTCTGAATCTTATCAGCCTGAAGCTGTAATTGCCCCAACATCTCCTGCTGCTTGAGAGCCATTTCAGCCTGCTTCTCCTGCATCTTCATCTGCATTTCAGATTGCTTTATCTGCATATCCATCTGCATCTTGGCCTGAGCTGCCTGCCCCTCTTGCTGCACTTTGACCATCTTCGGATCTGGTGGTGGTGGCTGATTAGCTGCCTGCTGTTGCTGCTGGAGCATCATCATTGCCTGCTGCTTGATAGCTTCTAGCCCCTGATCAAGTGAAGCCTCTAAGCTTCTGCCAAAATTAAAGCGCCTTGATACTGAAGAAATTGCCTCCATCATGAAATTTGCCATCTGAGGGAATTGCTGTGCTATTGGAAAGCCCTGATTCATGAACTGCCCGACAGATGCTAGGTATTCAGTAGCTGCCTGCTTCTCCATCTGCTCATCAATGGCAATCGTCGAATCAGTCTCAATATCAACTCTAAAAGCCCTCATGACATCTGAGCGAAGAAGCTCCACCACTTGCTCAAAGTTTACCACTACCCCCTGATCAGTCTGAGCAAGCATGTCTGTGCCTGCCATGAGCATTAGAGTCTCTTCAGAGAATTGCTCTGCAATGATTTCTGCCTTGATTGCTATTAAATCCCTGGCAAATCTTTGAACTTCTGCTTGCTTATCTGAAAGTCTTAAAGTGGCAAATTGCCCCTTAATCTGCTGAGCTGTAGCTGTCTCATTTGGATTTGAAGCGCCCCGAATAATGTCACTCATTCCAGTTACTTCATACAAATCAGCCTTAGCCCTGTCTCTTGCGTCATACAGCACCTGAAGCACCTGTGCTGCCTCGCCTATAGGAAGGAATTGAATCGTGCCCTGCATCCCCCCTTCTTTGGCGTACTGTGGCCAATTCTCAATAGGAATGAGCTCATTTTCTGCTGATTCCTCAACAAGCCTTTGAAGCCCCTCGCATGATGCGTCGTATACCCCTGCAAGCCTCAAGCCCTTAACTAAGCAATCAATCCTGCCTGTAATCTCATCAAGCTCTCTTGCCTGATCCTGGTAAAGCGCATAATCAGGAACAGGGATAAGAGTATCATTGGTTTGTGTGGCAAATAATGGCTTTGGGCAGGGAAAGAAATCTGTAAGCCCTAGCGGATCATCTTGCGTATCAAGTGGGCCATAAGGGTAACCAGCAGCCACCCAATAAACTTTACGAGTCTCTTTATCCCAGATTTCAGTGACTCTTGCTTTTTTGAAATATTCACCCTTAGGCCTGTCTGCTGTCTCTTTGTCTATATTGCTGGGAGTGTAATCAAGCTCAATATCTCTGCCGATCTCCTCACCAAAGCGATCAATTAGCTCATCTCTGCTCATATAAGAGTCAAAGCTAACCCATGTCACTTCCCCCCAGGTACGAGCTGGGCTCCAATTAAAATCATCAGGATGAACGTATCCACAAGTTACCTCTTCATAAGTAACCTCTTCACTCTCTTCATAGGAGATATCCCCATATTCATCCTCTATCTCTTGAACAGACTTCTCAATTACAGGCTTATAGAAGCCCCGAGCAACGCCCATTCCACAGAGCAGATAATCATCTCTGACTCTTCTCATTACAGAATCAAAATCATAGGCATCAAGAGCAAACTCTGTAGCTCTTTCAAGCACCTCTGCTGCTGCCTTCCCTATTGGGTCTTTATCCATAAAGCGCCTGCGCACTTCAGGCTTTGGTGTTCTGGAATAAAGAGCTGGCTGAAGCGTTTGAACATTGCTCCAGAGAACATTTATCCTTGCTGAGCGCTTGTATGCACTATCATCAGAATCTTCATCCTTATATTTCTTTTTGATTTTTCGGCATCTTTCACGCCATGAGGAAGCCTCTTTTCTGGCCATCTTGATTCTATCAAGCCAGACTCGAACAATGCCATCATCTTTTTTTTCTTCCTCTGATAGCTGCTCTACTGCACCGTCATCTTGTTCCATCTAAATCCTGCCTGGTTTTCTTCTGCTGCCCTTATTTGCCCAAAGCTCATTGATGGTCATCTTGTTAAGGTATCTTGGCTTTTCCTCAACAGGTTTTGGCCTCATATATGGCCGACTCATCGCCATATATCTTAACGCATCAGCTAAGTGGTCGTCTCCCTCTGTGTCCACATCTTCAGGCTTTCGCTCATCATGCTGGAGAGCTGGTAAAGTTCTGATTAAATCCTTGCAAGTGTCGAAGAAATAGATCATGGGCCTGTCATCTTGCCCTATAAGCCTCCCCCTTATCTGCTGCCATCCAGGGACTCGCTTATTGTCTGCTGCTCTTACTGTTAAGCCCTCTTTTCTATAATCTTCAGCTATTGATGGGCCTCCATCCTGGTGAAAGCATGCTGGATCAGCTACTCGAAGAGATATTTTCTCATTCTTAGCCTCTTTTGAGAGAGTCATGGCTGCAATGTCTTTGTTCTGCATCTTTAGCCCCTGATTTGGCCCTGATGCGCCATAGAGCTCTCTGTATATGACTAGTGCCCCTGCTGGTATGTTGCAGTCTCCATCTGATACAGCGCCCCAGATAGAGGCAAATGGAGAAGCTGAGCCCCAGTCATGAGAGAACACTCTGAACCAGTGAGGGGGAATCTCAAAGGGCTTGATAATATGTCTATCTGTTGAGAACTCAGGGAAATACGCCCCTGTAATTACGTTCCAATCGCCTTCAAGCCATGCTCTGACAAGCTCAGGAGAGCCAACCATTTCCAGGGCTTGAATGTAATCTGGATCGTTTTTGAGCAGTATCTTGTTGTCCCAGACTTTTGCAGGAATAAAGAGCCTTTCCCAGATTCCGTTTCTTAGCTGCTCTTTTTGTATCTGAAAGCCTAAAGGATTTGCGTCAATGAATCTGTTTTTCACCCAATGATGCCCCACGCCTCCAGGGTTTCCACTTGCTCTGATTCTCTTCTCTGGCACTCCCTTTGCAGAACGATTACAGGCAAATAGCATCCTGTAGGCTCTATCATCAGGCCACTGAGGTAGCTCATCCCAGCCAATCCATGAGTTTTTGTTTACAATGCCTGTATTTGCGGTAATATAATGATTAGCATCTTTTACCTGTATGTCCGCCACTAGATTAACGCCACAAGGGGCCATTTCAAATGAGTCGTAAATACTACCCTCGCTCGCTCTCCTCACCTCTCCGGTATAAGGATGGTGATACTCATGTTGTTCTTCGATCTGATGGCTATTTGATGGAATATTGCCCAGAGCATCCATCATGTAACAAAAGAGGGATGGTGCTACAGCACCGCCTTTTCCTTGAGATTTCTCTTGGTAGGTTCTTACTCCCAGAGGAAGTTGTGCATCATAGAGATGGCAATAAGCAGAATAATGACATTGAGAACCTTGAGCTGGTACAGAACCAGCAAGAGCATATGGTGAAACACCAAAGAGAGTCGGCCAAGATTTATGATAATGATTTTGTGCAGCTTGTTTATAAATGTGCAAGCAATCCCAAAATAAGTTTGAAAGAAGCCTCTCGACGATTGAAATGCTCTCATCAAACAATCCACAGCTGCTGTAAGCATCACAAGATTTCTTGGCGGCACGAATATCGGCAATACCCAACTGCTGATCACGTTCTAAAAGTCTTGCGGAAACACTCAAGGAAGGATGCTTGCCGCATTCTTGAAATCCCTCTTCAGACTTTGTGGAATCGTTATCCAGAAGAGATGCGTACGACTGCCAACCCTCGACGGTTAAAATCGGATGCCAGAAAGGATTGATTTGCTCGCCCTTCGCATTGCTCACCCTTACACACTCAGCCTCATATGGAGCTATTGAAGCTATAACTGGCTTAGCGCCTTCTAGGGTCTGAACATACTCCCCTGCTACTATTTCCTCGATAGCCTTTGCTGAGCCGTCTGCCATTAATATGGGGGTGCCGACTGCTACGCAATACTGATGCCCCTG